GTCAGCGTGCCATAGTTAAAGCAAATTGTGATTATAGTGTTTCTGTACACTTTAACGCATATGGCGATGGAAAGAGCTTTAACAGTGCTGAGGGTATAGGTATCTACATCCATAATCAGTACATAGAGCAGTCTGAGCGATTGGCAAAGGTAGTACTTAAACATCTGTCAGGCGGCAGCTCACAGAAAAATAGAGGAATTACAAAAAAATCCCTTGCCATGTGTAACTGTAATAACATGGATGTCAAAGCAGCAATCCTTGTTGAATTGGCTTTTATGACTAATCTCGATGAAGCTACCAAGCTTATGGCAAATAAGGAATACTGGAAAGAAAGTGCGGTTGAAATCTGTAAAGGCATATGTGAGTACACCGGTATTAAGTACGTGCCAGAAAAGTCGGTCATGTATAAGGTTCAAGTAGGAGCATATACCATCAAGAAAAATGCTGAAAGATTATCATTAGAACTGGAGAAACTCGGATATACAAATATAATAGTTGAAGCATAAGATAACCCCGGTCATATTGGCCGGGGTATTTTTTTTTACTAAAAAAACATAGGTTCGATAAATAATAATTTATCTAATATGACAACAGAATTCATGACGGTGGCAGACACAGCGTATACGTTAGAATTAATCACCAAGCATATATATGTGATTTCAATAAATAGCACAAATTCGGCTTACCAATGTCTTTATTTCCTAGTCAAACCAAATTCATCAAATACGTATGTAATACCGGTTAAGACAGCATCAGGGGTAACAGTTACAGCAAGTGGAGCCACTATTCAGATAACCACTAACTCTTACCCGATGCCTATCACACTTATTGATCTGACTAAATTTGAAGCTTAGGTTTGTTGTGGACTAATAGCCATTTTAAATCAGAACCGGTAACTGCCCGCTAAGTGTTAAAATAGATAAAGGGACTGCGTAAGCCTGGCTATTCGATATAGTAATATTGTTCATGCTACCTGACACATCACTAATCGTATATGTTAACAAACTTGCGTTAATCAAATGGTTTATACTTGCTTTTTGGGTTTGGTTTCCTGTGTTGCCTCCGTAGACAATTGATAGCCCTCTATACCCGGTTAAATAATGATTAGTAGCAAAAACATATACACCGGGATAGTAAACGCTTATTACAATGCTTGAGTTAGCTGGTACGTTATAGGTTACATTTTTTAAAGCTCCTAAATTATTATTTATCAAACGGATGTTCTGGATAAAGTCAACATAATGTGGATTAATATAATTACATATGACAAGTATGTGCATACACATATAAACATACTAGTCAATGGCGATATTTAAAACTTAACAACGTTAGGAAATAGCTCTATTGTAAAGTTAGTATTATCTCGGTTACCCTTCTTATTAGGTTCTATTTTAATATATTCTATCTTATCAACAATTTCCTTAAGAACTTCATTGCGACCGGCAGCAGTATCAATATCATAGTATGATTCAAGAATATTCTCAGCCATCGGTATAAATGTGTTATTTCGGTTAGACTGAACCTCTAAAATTTTTAAACCGTCTTCTAAAAATTGTATAGTGGTCCTGAGTTCCTCAGCTTCAGCATTAATTTTTTTGTTACGTGCTGCAAATATATCAGATGAGTATAATCCCTGCTCCAAAAAAGTATAGATACGTTCATGTTGCTCTGACAATTTATCCAGACTAATCTGAGCTTGCTTGATATCAGATTTCTTTGATTCTATGGCCTGTGCATAAGGTATGTTCACTTTCTCATGATTCCATTTTACTTTAAAATCTTTCAGCCAATTCCTAAGAGCCTCAATTATAACATCTTCAACTACATATAAAGGAGCTGATATATTATCACAATAAATATTTGGACACTTAATTGCATCATAAGGTGTTTTAGAGGTCTTGGCTAATCTAGTCATAAGGGCACCACATTTACCACAATACAGTATACCGGATAATGGATTTTTAAGTATACCACTACCTGGCACAGGTGGTTGTCCTCTCTTTGCAATGATCTGCTGAGCGATATTATATGTGTCTAAATCTATGATGGGTTTATGCAAACCGTCAACTAATATATAATCATTATCATTGGGACGGGATACTTTAATCTCACCATTTTTTAAGTACTTTTTTTCCTTACGATAGGACCATCTGATTTTGCCTAAATAAACAGGATTTTTAAGTATATCCGTTACAGATGATTTAGACCAACTGTCTCTTATCATAGGTTTTATACCTAGGTTATTAAGCTTCATGGCTATACGAGAGGCCCCCAGCCTATCATGAGTATTATCTGGTCGCAATTCTCCAACAGTATACCAATCATATATCATGCGTACTACATCAGCCTGATCGGGATTGATATCAAGCGTATATCCCTTATCATTTTTAATTTTAACTCTATCATACCCATACGGAGCAACGGAAGATATATATTTACCTTCTTTAACAGAGGCAATCCTCCCTCGTTGGATCCGTCGATTAATCGTCTTATATTCCCGGCGGCTCATAAACAAACCGAACTCAAAGTATTCTTCGTCAAATTCATTCGACGGATCAAATACCTTGCTAGGTGTTATTATTTTAGTATTCGTATATTTAAATGCCTGAGCAACAATACCCTGATCAATGGAATCACCACGGGCAAGACGCTCTATCTCCATAACAAGTACACCATCCCAGGAACCTTGTTCAACCTCAGATAATAACTGTTGCATCATTGGCCTAGCAGCTATTGTTTCTCCGGATACTATCTCACGGTAGATCTGAGTAACATTTAACGATTGCCTTTTAGACAGATCTAGAAGAGCCTTCTCATGTCTTAGTAACGTCTCACCTTCTCCATGGGCCTCAGCGTCCATGTCTGCCCTAGACTTACGTAGATAGATAACATATTGTGCCATACATTAACCTCCTAATATTGGATAAAATAAAAAGCTCCGGTTGATTAAGACCAGAGCTTGTAGTATAATATGGTAAAGACGATATCACAGCTCTGGTCAGTTGGATATCGTTAGGCCGTTCCTATTCGCAGTAGGAGCGGTTTTTATTAGTGCAGTATTTCATAATCGTCTAGCGCAAATCCGGGTTGAGCTACTTTAATTTGATCTTTATCATAAAAATATATATAAATTAATTTTGAATCTGAGATAATATTAAATTCCCATGCATATGTAGTAAAAACATTTCTTATTGAATTGCAAAATTTTATCTTTTCAATTTCGGATGAATTATACCATACATCACTAACAGTAATTTTATAAATGTCATCATCAATATAATCTAAATCAATTATATTATCGTTATTAGATAAGTAAGTCTCTATAGCAGTTGAAAACCCATTGACATCAGGTTTTGGTTTTAAAATAATACATATAATAAAAATAATTATTAGGATAGATATGATTATTCCCCAAAGTATTAATCCTATTTTCCATAATTTTTTATTAGTGATTTCCATTATTCGTAGCTCCTTATCTCATTGTAGTTTACCAAATTATAGGAATATAATAACTTATTAATTATAAAATAGCAATATGGTAAATGTTACAAGATGATTTTGTTTTACCCTCCATATAAACTATAACTGGAGGTATTTATGAAACTACTAATATGGAACATACGGAAAAAGAAAAACATAAGTATTAAAAAATTAATAGAAATCACAGGAATAAGCAAGGGAGCTTTATATAATTATGAAAAAGGGATAAGGTATCCAAGTATGTTGCAAATGGAAAAATTAGCTGCCGCTCTTGAAGTAAAAATAAACGATTTATTTGAGTCTGAGTATAAATGACTAGAAAAAGTTCACATATGTGGAATTATAACCTATAATTGACATAATTGGGTGTTATAAAAAAAATAGTACATTTAGCAATGTTTTGTAAATTCTAAAACAAGAACGAATGTTCGAAAATGACTTGATTTATTTACTTTATGGGATTATAATACTGTTACTACCTTAGAACGTGCGTTTGATTACTAAAGGGGGACAATGTATTGAGTACAAAAGATTTCAAAGAGCTGATCATCAACCTTATCAAAGGCATCGACGATATGAGTGTCTTAACAAAGATATATACAGTCGTCAAAAACTTCATCAACTAAAAGTAAAGAGTAGGCATAAAATGCCTACTCTTTACTTTTTTCTGCAATATGTAGAATAAAATCTTTTAATAGCTTTTTACCGTTCTCATCAAGTTTCCAATATTCAATAAGTATCTGCATTGCTAACTTATCATTAGATTTAGATATCTCAGTAGCAGCCTTAAAATATTCATCTTCTTCAGGAATTTCTAGAAACATCTTTCCTTCTCCAGTGCGAAGCCAATTTTCATTAATATTAAATACTCTACAGATTAATTCAATAACTTGATTAGATGGATTGCGTCTGTCAGTTTCATAATTAGTAATTGTGTTGCTGGCAAGACCAATTTTTTTACCAAAATCATTCTGATTCATATCTAAATTCTTTCTTAATAGTCTTATGCGTTCACCAATTGTCACTTTGTAACCCCACTTTCGTAATTTATTAATTACATAATACTTTATAAAAACGTCTTAGTCAACAAAAATATTTAAAAAGATATTGACAATAATGACAGTGACGTATATAATAACGTCATAGACAACATTTATCTATAAAAATCGACCTAGAAAGGGGAACGTTTTATGAGTGAATTCACACATTTAACAAAAGAAGATGAAAAAAACGGTAATGAACTTAACGAAGTAATAGAAACACTGGATGAAGCATCTAAGAAAATAATCTTAATATACGCAAGCGGATTAAGAGATAGACAAATGATAACAGAGAGTGGTAAATCAGCCTAGCCAATAGGCTAGGCTGATAAATAAAAGTTAGGACAAAGAAATAGACAGTAAGTATCTTCGTATCAACACAGCTCTCCAGGAGAATGTCACAGTAGTTGTAGCTACCGTGCAGATTTATAAAAGTGAAAACACTAACCGCAAAGCTTTTAACGGTTTGAGTGACAGAGGTAATTGTCAGTTATCTCGAGGACATCAACGAGCTTAGCTAAATTACAGTGCCTTGGCTCGTAGGTGCCGTTTAACCAGTGCCTAATTGTTGATTTCTTTACACCGGTGTACATGGATAGACCATATACAGACAAAGAGCGACTTTGCATCGTGTCCAATAAGCGCGTTGCAAAGGTATCATTAAAAAAGAAGAAAAAGAAGAAGACCATCACCCCCCTTAACCTGGAGGGCTGTGTTGATACGAAGATAAAATGGCATTTCATATGTATTCGGCTTGTCGGTAACATAGCTACATTATAGGAGAATAATGGTAACAATGCAATATTAAGTCGAACATAGTCTGAAAGGACAGTAAGGTAAATTAAGAATTATGGAGGACTGAATTATGGAAGCTTATGAAAACAAAGACAAAAAATGCGAATGTTTTAAATGTGAATTACAAGGAAGTTGTCCATATAAGGATAAGTACCAGAGGCTTCCAAGATCAACACCTGGTGCATTGGGGTTATGCAAAAAATTGAAGTAAACTAAAATACCGCCTGAGGGCGGGTACTAATCTGCCTACGTCATGGTCCCCAGTCCATGAGTGAAAGAAGTGAGAGGGGTACAGATTACCCGATCTGAGAATTGTCTAGCAAGCTTTACTGGTTTCTATCGTGGAAATCTTAAAAATCGGAGGAGTTGCAGCTTATCTGCTGTCGATTGCAACTATTAACAATAGCTTTTAAGGCATTGGCCAGAATTGAGGAGATAGCCAGAGGATATGCAGGTTTTATCGCTTTAACCATAAAAAGTGGCGATCGGGTATCTATATATAATCGAGTACAAACATAACAACATAGTATATATAGATGGATTATAAGAGGTGATCTTATGGTGGTAGAGGAGATTAAAATTAAAAATGCTACAGTCAAGTATAACGACGCTAGCATAAAAAGCAGAGAACAGTCAGAAGAGAATATGCAGAGAGCAGCTGACATTATGCTCAGACATCTTAATGCAAAGCATAATCAAGTTAAACCTAAGTAGTTAAGAAAGGAAATTAAGCCTATGAATTATGATGAGTTTACGCTATTTGATTGTATTGCTCTGTATGAATTTAAGGGCACGGAAGTAATCATTCAGAATGGTCACATTACAGGCCTTCTAGAAACAAATGAAAGGAGAAGAAATTGAAAAAGCAACTTGAAACATCTGAAATTCAAAATGGAGCATGTATATATTGCGGACAGCTCATGCCTTTTGAAACAACAGGACTAGCCAGGGAAGATGATCTAAATGAATGGGCTACTGAAAAGTGTGATTGCTCAGAGGCAAAGATATATGCCAAGAGAAAAAAATCATTATCCGGAGCAAAGGAAAAAATCAAACAATTCTTTGGTTCCGAGTCATCAGGTGAAATAGTAATCAAATTACTGGACATGGCAACTGATGCAATCTTTGAAAATAAGATTGATGATTTAAGCATCAACATTGGTAACGGCTGCAAGGGAAAGGTATCACAGAATTCTAAAGGTAATATCAAGGTAGAAAGAACTGATACAAGAAAAGTCAAATACGAACAAAGTTAAAAGAGAAGGAGAACATAGGATGAATAACAATAACGCTAAATTTATAGGTACCGTAGTTAGTCCATTTGAGTATAGCCATTCAATGTATGATGAAAAATTTTATACAGTATATGTAAGCTCAAATAGGACAAGCGGTGTAGCAGACATCATGCCGGTATTAGTATCAAACCGGGTATATAGCAAAAAAGAGGACCTGCAAGGAGTACGTGTTGAGATAACCGGATCCTTCAGGAGCCACAACAAACATTTCAATGGCAAAAGCCATCTAATTCTTTATTTATTTGCTGATACATTTACCCAGACCGAAAAAGAGGTAGATGAAAACAGTATCAAACTAAACGCATTTCTATGCAAAATTCCAAGCTACAGAGAAACACCATTTTTAAGAAAAATATCAGATGTAATACTAGCGGTAAACAGAAACTGCGGTAAATCAGATTATCTACCGGCAATTGCATGGTCTCGTAATGCTGCATATATGTCTACGCTAAAAGCTGGAGATCATGTATTAATCAAAGGTAGGATACAATCACGCTACTACATGAAAAAAATAAAAGAAAACGATTATGAAGAGCGGATAGCATATGAGGTATCAATACAATTTATTGATTTGTTGGATACCGGAGGTGAAAGTTATGAAGGTGATAGAGAGCCAGAAGTATTATAGTGATGGAATTACCAAAATAACGGATCCATTCTGGGTAGTGAAATGTTTAGAATGCGGATATGGAGGATGGAACCTTATATACACGGACCATTGTCCAGAGTGCAAAACTAATAATATAAAATGCACTAATCCATACATAAAAATAAGCCCGTCCTCTTAGGAGAGAGGGCGGGCAAGTCAGCAGGTACGCTAACCAAAATATACTATAAATAGGATAGCATATCTGCCTCGTAAAGTCAAGAAAATCAAGAGGTTGTGACCTCTTTCACGACCTCGTAATGGGTATTACTTAATCAACCAACACTAAAATTAAATAGGAGTATATCTATCCATGACAAAGTACTATGACTATGATCCAGAGGAGATATACGACAGAGACGTTCTAGGAGAAGAAACGACAGAGGAAAAGATAGAGCAGCTGAGAGGTAAAAATTATTCTTACGTAGTAAAGACCATAGTAAGTGGTCCGGTAGTTGAATGTGAAATATATCCGGTATTTACAAACAAAAAGAATTTACCGCGGAGGAATAAAGAAAAGACATCCAGAAATGTACAGAAGAATTTGAATGATAAAAATGCAAAGAAGAAAGTATCACGATTAGTAAATGCAAATTTTACAAGTAAAGATTTAGCGGTAACGCTCACTTATACAGATCATTATTTACCAAACGAAAAACAAGCAAGGAAGGATGTTACTAATTTTCTTCGGAGGGTTAGTAGGTACCGTAAGAAACATGGACTACCAGATCTGAAGTACATTTACGTAATCGGATGTGTAGATGATGAAGAACGGAAGCACTCAAAGAAAGTAAGAATACATCATCATCTGATTATAAATGATATGGACCGTGATGTGGTGGAGGGCCTTTGGGGAAAAGGAAGAGCTGAGGCAAAGCGATTACAGCCGGATGATTTTGGGCTAGAAGGTATTGCAAGATATATGGCTGGACAGAACAACGGATCTAAGAGATGGTATGCTTCAAGAAATTTGGATCAACCTAAGGTTTATAGATCGTTTACCAAATTGACAAAAAAGAAAGCAGAGCAGATGTATCGCACACAGGCTGACTGGGAAGAGACTTTTGAAAAGATATACAAAGGTAAGTATAAATACCTTGATTGTAAACCTTATGAAAGTGATTTTACCGGAGGCTTTTATTTATACGCAAGAATGCGTAAGAGAGAATAGGAGGTACGCGAATGTACACATGTATGATTTTATTTATAGTTTTAACCATAGCGTATGTAGTGGAACTTAGTTATGACTATGGAGTGGTGCTTGAAAAAAGGTATGCTAAAAATATTAGAAAAAAATATTGTATCAGATTGATATTGGCAACATTAATCATGTATTTTACCGCTTTGTGGTTAGTTACTAAATTTGGTGTCACATCATATAACTTGGGGGACTTCCTCAGGCATGGAATTGTGAGATAGGAGGATACCATGGAGGTTAACATTTATATTGATGTATATCATTCGGGCCATCTAAAAAAAGGCAGCGGTACCTATAACATTGTTTTAGAGTATGCACCGGCAGGAGTCCCATGGACCAAACAATACATATACGGAGTACGGTTTACTACTAAAAACCGTACAGCAATAATAGCCTGTATCTCAGCTCTGGAGCATATAGTCAAGCCATGTGATATCAACATCAAGATCAATTCAGAGTACATCACCCAGGCAATCAATAGTAATGCATGGTTTACATGGTTAAGCACCGGAAAGAATGCTAAAAATCAGCCGGTGAAAAATATGGACCTATGGCAGCAGTTGTTTGATCTAGTGGACAAGTACCATGTAACTTTTGAATATGTGGAGAAAAATCCATATACAAGTTATATGCAGACGATGGCCAAGAAAGAAAATATTGAATATAAGGAGGATACCAATAATGTATAAAGTATTTGGAGAGTTTGATAGTTCGGAGGAAATCAATGAAGCCGCAGCAGGGTTATTGGCTGAAGGGGATCATGAGAACATTTTAGTTTTAGCAAAGGAAAACGGACTTGATCCGGAGTTTGCACAGGCTTACATCGATGGAGAGATTTCGGTTCTTACAGATTCTTTAATGGCAGCAGTTGGTAAGATTGAGTTAGAGCGGAATGATATAAAAGATTCTTTCTTCAATGAAATGAAGGAAGATATGATTAATTATCTGCTATGCTCTGATGAAATGATGGCCAGGGCAATTAGAAGGAAAGGTAAGAGCTTGAAGGGATGCTTTGAATATTGCAAGAAAGAAATTGAAAAAGCATTAAGCAGGAAAAACGGAGGACTTAGAGACAGAGTAGTTTACGCGATGGAAAAAGACTATTACTTGAAGAAGGAGGTAGTTAAGAGTGAAAAAGAAGCTGCTAGAGAAGACACCGATGAAACAGATACGGATGACGAAGAATAATAAAAAATGGTTGGTTTCTGCTCAGATAGTTAATTGCGCAGGTGAAAATATTTTACTTCTAGATATGTATCAAAATAAACCATACATAGACCAGACTCAATATCCTCAATACAGATTGTTTATCAATAAAAACGAAGACATGATTTATAACGTGAAGGATAAAGAATGGCATACACAGAAAATAGAAACACTCCCCGGGATGCGGTATGGCTCTATGAAAGATTATTATGAAATGTTGGACAAAACATCAGAAAAAGTCATTGATAAATATATTCCACAAAAATGGACATGGGATACTAACCATCTAGATAGAGTAAAAAGTAAACAGGAAGAGAACCGTAGCAAAAAATCATCAAGAGCCTATGAATTAAGAGTTGCAAGAATTAAAAATAGAATGAATATAGTGAATGAACTTTCTGGGCCAGATGATTTTCTTCGATTTGTGGACGAATCATATAATGATCTTAGATATGCATTCTATAAAGCCGAAGGAAACAAGAGATACATTCAAATATCCTGCTCTCACTGTAAATCGGAACATAAAATTGATTCTAAAAAAGAAGAACGTCCAAGACATTTAGGATATGGTATTTGTCCGGAATGTGGCAGCAGGATACAATACATTTCACCCGGGAAGAGGCAGAAGATATCTGAAAGTAAAGATGTGATCCTGATGCAGAAAATAGAAGGTGGGTTTGTAAGTAGATATTATGATGCAGATCGGGAATCAGTGTATGGAAATGAATATTACCACATCAGAGAAAAAGCAAGAGTAATATATGATGGAAAATCAGCAAAGACATATTATAACACCAATGGAAAATATGAGACAAAGGAAATATATTGGTGGGACCGAAATGCTCAAATGTATTCGTATGATTGCCATGTAACTTATGGAAAAGGGGTTTTATATCATAAAAATCTTAATGAAGTACTTCATGATACAACATTCCGATATAGCGCATTGAAACAACTAGCAGAACACAAACAGGGATATGTGATCAATCATGAATCATTCCTTCAACATTACGAAAGCAATCGATTTATCGAGTACTTCATCAAAATGGGATTATATAATCTAGCAAACGATTTTGTAATAAGTGCTTACACAAATGCTATAAATCGGGCTGGTAAGAATCCATTAGAGATTTTAAAAATATCAAAACAACAGGTAAATAGATTAATTGAGATGGATGGAAATTTATATACTCTGAGGTTGCTTCAAGCTGAAAACGTAGCAGGTAAAAAATTCACGGATGAGGAAATGATATACCTAACGGAGAATTCCATTGATATTGATAGGCTGGAAAAAATATTGCAGTATACTACGGCAATGAAAGCGATTCGATACCTTAAGGAAGTCAAAAGCTATAAGAAATCAAACACTAGCCTGATTGATTGGAATGACTATCTGGAAAATTGTAAGACACTGGAATATGACTTACGAAATGAATTTATATTGTTTCCTAGACATCTGAAAGAAGCACATGACAGGACGGTACTTCTAGTAATGGATATTAAGAATAAAGCTATGGACGTGCAATTGAAGGATTTCATGATGCAAGCAGTACAGAAATATAAGTTTAATACAGAACATTATGAAATAGTTGTACCGAATACGACAAGTGACATCGTAAGGGAAGGCCAAGAGCTGCATCACTGTGTTGGTACCTATGTAGACAGAGTAGTAAAAGGTGAAACAACAATTTTATTTGTAAGAGAGAAAGATTACATAGACCAGCCGTTTTACACCATGGAAGTCAAAAACGGAGCCATCGTTCAGGTTAGAGGAAAGAATAACAAGGATATGACTCCTCAGGTAAAGCAATTTATAGAAAGTTTTAAAAAGAAAAAATTAAATCAAGAGGAACCATCGTATGCGAAGGGAGGAGGCAACGTTGCATAAACATCATATTGTATTCCGCTCCCAGGGAGGTCTTGACTTTGATTTAAATATGATTGAACTGACACTAGAGCAACATGAAGGGAATAATGGACCACATCTGAACAAGTTAGTTGACAATGTGTATAAGAAGAACCTGCAGGACAAATTATTTAACCTCTTCTGGGATGAAGAATACACCATAGGGGAGATTGCTGAAAAGTTAGGAAAATCCAAAAGATATTTTGAAAAGCACTTTCGAAAGGTACCATCGATTGCAGGGATTTATAAATCTACTGACATCATTAAGAAATTGATGGGTGATAAATTTTATTAAGGAGGTAGTAAAATTGGATAACATGCAAATGAGTTATCAGGGAATGAAAGATGCCATTAAAAGAGAATTAAATCAAATAGCAGAAAGTTTCGTAGAAATTGGATACCGATTAAAAGAAATTAGAGATAAAGAATTATATAAGATTGATGGGTACCGCAATATCAATGAGTTTGCTCAGGCAGAGTATAACTTAAGCCAATCTACCACATCAAGGTTTATAGCCATTAACGATAATTTTTCAGTCAATGGCAGCAGTCCTAAGTTACTGGAGCAGTTTGAGGGTTATGGATTTAGTAAATTATCAGAAATGTTGACGTTATCAGAGGAGGATTTAAGGCTTGTTTCTATCAGAACAACAAGGGCGGAAATCAGAGAGATTAAGCAGGCTAAGAAAGAAGCAGAGAATGAAATTTATGCGCCGGCGCATAACGCTAGAAGCACTGATTTTACTCAATTAAATGGCACTTTTGAAGGTGAAAAAACATACATAATTCCAGACGCTGGGAAGCTATTGATTGAGCTATTTCGGGATAAGTCTAAAAGAGTTGTTTTAAAAGAAATGGCAGCAGTTTTATCTGATTCATGGACGAATGAAGCTATAGCCAAGGCAGCAGAACTAATCAATCCTTCAGGACATCTGTTATTCAGAAAAGGAATGATAGTATTAATCTTTGAAGAGGACCATATCAAATATAACAAATTTGGTGCTGAGTCCGCTGATTATACTTATAAGGACTTTTTAAATGATTTATTCAAGACGTTTGATATGAGCCTGAAGGATCCTTGGGTTGCATTTTACGGAGAACCGATACCAGAGCCAGAACAACCAAAGAAAGAGACAGTACCTGAGAAAAAGGATATTAAGAGCCAAGCGACCGCTAAGCCGGTGAATAAAAAACCTGAGAAGAAAGCTCCTACTACTCATCACGAGAACGATGAAGATGAAGAAGATGAAGATGAGAAGGACGAGCCGGAAACAATACCAGGGCAACAAAGAATAACCGATTATCCTGAATATATCCCAGATAAAAATGAAGTGATTCAAGGGAAATTGGAAGAAGCAATAGAAACAGAATACAACACTGAGATATTACCGGAAATTGAGAATTATAATGTCGAGGTTGTAGAGGCCGATATTGTGGAAACACCAAAAGAGGAATGTGATATAGAAACAGTTAATATCAACTTTGATAAAACAACCGGAGAGTTAGAAATTTTATTAAAGAGCAAATTTGATATAAAAGTTATTAAGGTTATCGATACCATAACCGGAGAAAGCTGGGAAGTATCAATTGGTTAAAAAGGGTTCAGAGCTGTTTATAAACATATCACAATGGAGTTAAATGGCATGTCATAGATATCCGGAGGTGTAACAGCCTCCGGGGAAAGGAGCCTATGAGGATCATAAATAGGTACCATATCAAATTATTAACCAAAAAATGCAGAGGACACTGTAAACGGTGTAAATCATCCAGAACATGCAAAAGCGTGAGAAGGGAGAAACGATGGGATACTGGCTTAATAAAATCAAAGAATTAGAAGATGAAAAAAGTAAACTCGAACAGGAAAAGGAACATTGGAAAAGAGAAGCTATTCGTCTGGCAGCAGAGCTGGAAGAAATAAAGATTAAGATAGCTCAGGAAGCCATGAAAGTAGGTGTACATATTGGAAAATAGATGTGTATCCTGTGGAGCAATCATCCCGAAAGGTAGACAGACATGTAAAACATGTGAGGATGCAGTAACCTGCAAGTGTGAGTACTTAGATGAAATCTATTGTAAGATAACAACGTTGAGGTGCATGGGAAAGATATGTGCATTGTATGGTGGTAAGGAGCATCTATCCTATCACCCAAATGGTATTAATGATATCAAAGCATAATGTGATTGTATTTTTAAATCCATAAGCAATATAAACACACTCAAATATTTTAACACCTGGTTTATCCTTTATAGCCTTGATAGCATCAATCTTATATTTAAAGAGCTCACAGTTATCATCCTCTACACAGAAATACCTTGGGATTAAATCACCAACAGTATTAAAAGCCACTATCACAGAGACAGGATGGCCTTGGGGATGTCTGATTATAGGTTTATGATCATGATTTAAAAATGGCATATTATTCACCTCAGAAAATATTATAACAAACAAATGTTCTATTGACAATAAACAGTATATGTAAAAGGAGGCAATAAATTGACTGCAGCTGAGATCAGAGAAAATGTATTAAGTAATTATGCGGTAGGGCAAGAAATAACAATGAAGATATTGAATGATGTAGGAAAGGTAACAGATACTTTCCAAGCAACCATAATGAAGCTTTATCCATCTCACGTCAGCGTTAACCATAATGGATACATAGAAAGCTTTTCATACTGGGAGTTCACAAAGTATGCAAGTGGCTTTAATCAAAAGAAAAAACTTGCAATAGGAACGAAGCATGTGAGAAAAGCAAAGTATGCTTAGTATACTAAGAAAGGAGCCGATGAGAATGAAGAGAGAAGAAAAAGCATTTGCATTCTTTGCAGCATGTTTGGAACTATTTATTTAAGATTTAGCGCACTAACTTTAGACAAAAAGAATTAAAAGTGTAAAGCAAAAATACATAAATAAAGGATGGTGTAAATATGACAGTTAAAGAATTTGCTGAACTATTTGGAATGACCGTAACAGAATTATCAGAGTTCTCCGGGTACACCAGACAAGCACTCTATAACATCATTGAGGGGAATGCAATTGTTAATTCGAGAAGGTATAATGCTCTGCTTTTACATCTTGAGGATTATGCATGGAAGCAGAGCTGTGAGAAGTCCGGTGCGATCATGAAGGAATATGAAACAAGGATAGCAGCCATTAAAGAGCTGAAGAACGTTAAAAGGAATTATAATCCAGTCGAGGCAGATGATTACGATTTTAAGCGGTGCATGATTTAGCGGAGGTAAAATTGATGATAGGGAAAGCAGCATTATGGAAATATGATGGTGAATTAGGCATTGCATATTTTTGCCCTGACTGTAAGAGGTTTGTTTGCTCCGATGGAAAATGCGATTGTGGAACAGAAATAGATTTATCGCTTCCTAAAACAAAATACTGTGGAAAGGTAAAGTGGGAAAATTATCGTTTGAATTAAGATTTAGCTCATTGAGAGCGGAAAGAAGGTATATATGTGTAGTTTGAAGAAAGGCAGCCATACAGTAATCAAGAATGATGATGTATTTGAGCATCTTTCGTTATCGGAGCGTGAGATATTAAGGATATTGCTTGATAAGGTTGAGAATGGTAGAAAGACGGCAGGGAAGAAATTGAATGAATATTACATCTGTAACACTGATGAGCCTTATGCTGCTGGAGTATTGCAGTTAATTTTACTCGGAGAAGAGAGAAAAGCCTTTTGCGAAAATATCAAAGATGAAAAATGCAGTACCAGGGATTATGGACCAAATCAGTATAAAGAACCTTGCTATGAATGTTGCTTAGGGTGTGCCGGTGCAATCAATATGGAGTGTAATTTTGTCTGCACTAAAGTAGCTGAGCATTATCATCCTGAAGATGAGGATTAGAATTAAGATTTTACGGAGGTAAGTATGGGATTTCAAAAAGATTGCAAACATCCATTTAAAATTACTTGTAAATTCAAAATGTATGGAATGAGAGGGTGCGAGATTAGGTTAGAAAGTGGTGAAAACTTATCATACATGCCAATTCCAGAAGATGTTAGATTTTCATTTGCAAGTATAGAAAGATTTTATATTACTGATGCTGGGCAAAAAATCATATCAGACAAATTGGATGAAATAAATAAGCTAAAAGATAAATATATGATTAGTAACTAAACTAAAATCAAGATTTGGAGGTGCTGAGTGAGAAATATAAGCGCAGTATGGAAGTTAGAATTATCGAAAAGAGTAAAGCATCATTTGAAAACTCATCCCCGATTTTATGATGATGTAATGAATGAGAAGAAATGTTTTGAACTGAGAATAAACGATAGAGATTATCAAATTGGTGATGTATTCATTCTTCATGAATTTAAAGATGGCGAATATACAGGCAGATGGTATGTAAATGTAATAGATTATATACTTAAAGACTGTCCGGAATATGGGTTAATGGATGGCTACTGCATATTTGGTTGGTAGACTAAACTAAAATTTAGCCAATAAGACCCTAGATGTTTGAGCGAAGCGAGTTGATCTTACGAGTCTATAGGAGATTAAAATTTAGTAGAGGAAGGAATAACGACATATGGTTAATATTTTAATTTAGTTGAAGGAAAGGAAAAAATTTATGAATGCAGTAGAAACAGCCGAGAAGCTTCGATCATACATATGGGCTACTATGGAAGTAATGGAAAGACATAATAACAGACCGGACATAGTAGAAACGGGTAAAGAAAAAATTGAAAGTCTTTTAGCTGCAGAAGAGGCAGTAAAAAAGCAAATACTAAAGCAACCAACTTTAAAAACGTTCCATGATATCATGAGACAAGCAACAGTGCAAAGAGTTCAATGTCCTTGTTGTAGCGAAAACATTACTATTATAGAATTTGCAATAGAAAAAGAAAAAGTATTTAAAGAGAATGAGAATTATAAACATTGCGTGAATTGCGGTCAAGCTTTAGATTGGAGTGGAGAAAGCGAGGTAAAGACAGATGGGATGTCCTATACGTGATCGATGTCCAGATGAAGATACAATCAAATGTGATACCTGTAACAAGGGTGCCAAGCTAGAGCCGGTAAAGCTAGATACTAAAGATGCAATAGAGTACTTAAAAGAAGCTAATGAATATTATGATAGAGTACTAGGAGATAAAGCCAAGCAGCTGAAGGAGTACAGAGTAAATCAGATGGCAATTAAAGCACTGGAAAGCGAATTACAGTATGAAGAATTTTTAAAGATGTATACGGCAGCAGTACAATAGAAATTTGCCTTTGCATGGCAGCAGGATTAATTCACTTAAGATTAAGGGGGAAAGCATTATGTACAGTATGGATGAGGTAATATTGGGGATTACAGCAGCAATGTATAAAAGCTTAAATCAAGATCAGACAAATGAGCTAAAAACTGTTTTATATATGCACCTAGGTAAGTATCAGTTGGTCCAAGAAGAAACCGCTATATCAACAATGATAGATGATAATTCGGATAAGATTAATATGTTTCTGGCCACGCTGAGTATTGAGGGTAAATCAGATAAAACCATTAAGGCATATAAGTGTGAGTACAGAGTATTCTTCTCAGCAGTCAATAAAAACTTTAGGGATGTCACAACTAATGATGTGAGAATGTATCTAGCACATTGTAAGACTGTAAGAAAGAATAGTGATACTACTCTCAATAATCGTATACATATGCTGATGAGCCTATTCAAGTGGTTGACAACCGAGGAGTATATAAGCCGCAATCCAATGCTTAAAATCCATATTGTAAAAACTGAAAAGAGGGTAAAAGAAGTATTATCCGATGAACAGGCAGAGATGATCCGTTGCTCTTGCGATAAAGAAAGAGATCTAGCCATAATAGATATACTCGTAAGTACCGGTATGAGAGTAGGCGAATTAGTAAAACTCAACCGATCTGACATAGACTTTGTAAATGGTCAATGTATCGTTTATGGCAAAGGCAAAAAAGAAAGACCGGTTTATCTCAATGGTAAAGCTAAGGTCCATCTTATGTGGTACCTGGAGCAAAGGACAGATAGCAATCCTGCATTATTCGTAGGATTGAAAGAACCTCATGAGAGATTAACAGAGTCAGGAGTAAGAGCCATGATGTCAAAGCTCTGTGAGACCAACAAAGTAAGTAATCTGCATTTGCATCCTCATAAGCTCAGGAGGACCATGGCAACCAATATGATAAACAGGGGAGCACCTGCAGAGCACGTACAAAAGATACTAGGACACGCATCAGTACAAACAACGTTAGAGTGTTACTGTAATATGAGCACACAGGTAATAAAAGAAGCATATCGAAAGTATGCCGGATAAAGGGGGAATACTATTGAATGAGACAAAAACAAAGGATGAGAATGTCGAAATACTTATTGCTAAAGCAGTTAAAACAGCGATTAAGGAATTTAACCGGGAACAGGTCGTTGAGAAGAAAAGAAAAGCGTTGCACAATACGAAGATACTGTTGAAGAATTACAATAAGATTATGAGTAGTATAGAGGAAGCCATATCAGAAGAAAGTCAATTACATGATAGCTTAAGATATGATGATGAAGACGAGGTATATATCAACAGTATCAGAAAAAGTAAACTCAAAAGCCTTATAATCATAGCTCATATAGATAAAGCCTTAAAAATAATTGAAGAGGATTATAAGAGCAAAGGAACACCAGAGAAGTATCAAGCGTTCATAGATTGCTTCATGCATAACATGACCTATGAAGAGGCAGCAGAGATATACTTCACAAGTAAACAATCAATAAGCAGGTGGGTAGTAGATACAACTAAGCAAGTTAGTATTCAGTTATTTGGTATTGATGGGGTAGAACTCATTTGAGATAACCATGAGAAAAAGATGTGATTTACATGTTATTTTATCATGTGTTATCATTAAGGTGCAAAGGTTGACACAAAACCAAATAAGATACAAACGTAAGGCATTCTGATTATCAGCAGAGTGCCTTTTTCAATTAAGGAGAAACGTGAATTATAAAGATAAGCGATGGCTACATAAGCGATCAGTAATACTAAGACGAGATAAATACTTATGCCAAGAGAGTAAGCGATACGGTAAGACAGTAGCAGCGACAACAGTACATCATATTTATCCTGTGGAACTCTATCCAGAGCTTGCGTATGAAGAATGGAATCTCATATCATTATCAGATGGCAAAGAAAGCAAGCATAACGCAATGCACATCAGAGGAACACATGAGCTTACAGAGTTAGGCAAGCAATGGTGTGAAAGAAGGAAAGAGCAATTTATTAAATGGTACAGTGATAGAAACATAATCCCCCCACCCTTTCCAAATTAGTAATAACATCTAAAGGACCGGAGTAGGGAAGTGTTTCCAATAGAGCGACTTTTTAAAAATATTTTTTGGAAGGAGAAAAAAGCATGGCTGGAAAAGCGATAACTTATGATGGAATAAGAAAAAAGACGATTCGCGATATGAAAAAATTGTGCGTTTATCGGCCAGAGTATGAGCCTATTATAGATATATTTTCAGAACTTAGGGAACAGTACGCAATACTCACAGAAAAGTTTCGAAATTCTGATTACAAATTTGAAGAAGAGACTTCACAGGGTGGCACAAAAAAAGCTCCGATTGTAGCTACTCTGGAAAGTTTGCGTAAGGATATTATTACATATTCTGATCGGCTATGCTTAAATCCTAAAGCACTAGATGCTGTTGATATAAAGGTCCAGAAAAAATCTTCACTTGCTGAAGCATTATCTAAATTATGAGTGAATTCGCTAATTATGATTTAGTATTCCAATATGCCAGGGATATAATCTCCGGATCCATCCCGGCAAATAAGGAGCAGATACAGGGATGTGAAAGATTCTTTAGGGACCTGGAGAATCAGAAATACTTTTTTGATCCTAAACCTGCAGAAACTGTAATAGGAATAATCGAAAGAACCTTTGTACATGCGCAGGGTGAAAATATTCAAGGGGAGCCAATGATGGGCACTCCTTTTTTATTGTTACCTTGGCACAAGCTGACCATATATAACATCATGGGATTTTACCATATCAGGACAACAATAAGAAAGTATAAAGAAGCCTTTATATTTGTACCTAGAAAAAATGTTAAGACTACATTTGCGGCAGCTCTTGCATGGGCCTTATCAATTTATTATAGAAAATCAGGAGCCAAGTGTTATATTACAGCCAATGCATTAAATCAGTCACTAGAGAGTTTTAACTTTATCAACTTTAACATCAAGCAGATGGGTGAGGAAGATAATTTTAGAATTATTGATAATAACCAGGAGCATTCTATAAGCGGAGCAATCGGTGGTGGATCAATATTTATAAAAGCACTAGCAGCTAATCCGGATAGTCAAGACTCCTTCAACTGTAATATTGCAATTGCCGATGAAATACATGCTTATACAAAACCAAAACAATACAACATCATCAAGGAGGCAATGAAAGCCTATACCAATAAACTGATGATTGGTATTACGACTGCCGGGGATAACATGAATTCATTCTGCTATCGTAAACTTCAGTATTGCATGAAGATATTGGAGCAGACAGTAGTTGATGAGCAATATTATGTTTTCATAGCAAAGGCACCTGAAATGGAGAATGGAGAGGTAGACTATACTAATCCACTTGTACACCTAATTGCTAATCCAGGATACGGCATTACAATCAGGCCAGATGATATCCTAAATGATGCAATGCAAGCACAGAACGATCCGCAGCAAAGAAAAGATTTTTTATCTAAAAGCTTGAATATTTATACATCAGCTATGAAAGCTTATTTCAATATTGATGAATTTAAAACATCAGATAGAAAATACACATGGACACTAGAAGATCTAAAACACTTACCGGTTAATTGGTTCGGAGGAGCAGACTTATCAAAACTTCACGACTTAACAGCATCGGCATTGTATGGAAACTATCTGCAAAAAGCTGTATTTGGAGCAGGGATATCAAGAAAAGAAATTGATGTAGATATAGCAATTACCCATGCATGGTTTCCTATTGTGGCTGCTCACAAAAAAGCAGATGATGATGGTATTCCTTTGTTTGGATGGCTAGATGATGGATGGCTGACTATGAGTAATGCACCTGTAGTAAATCATGCTGAGATAGTTAATTGGTTTATAGCCATGAAGAGGCAAGGATTCAAGATTAAGCAGGTAGGGCATGATAGAAAGTTTTGTAGAGAATATTTTATCGGAATGAAAAACGCTGGATTTAGTATTGTAGATCAACCTCAATATTTTTATAAAAAGTCAGAAGGTTTCCGAAGAATAGAAACAAAAGCAAAAGACGGTAAATTTTATTATTTACATTCAGATGCTTATGAATATTGCTTGCAAAATGTTAGGGCTATAGAAAAGACTGACGACATGATCCAATATGAAAAAGTTATGGAGGAACAGAGGATTGATATATTCGATGCCTCTGTTTTTGCATGTGTAAGAATGCTAGAGAATTTAGAAAAGTCCACATCAGCAGGAGCATGGTTAAATGGTGGAAGAAAGGAAGGAGAATAATTTGGGATATATAAGAGACAGCGCAAACATAATGAAGGCCAGAGCAGAGCCAGAGAATGAAAAAAAGCCAGAGAGCGAAAAAAGGGAGGCATCATCAGTTGGTTGGTTTATAAGCACTGATGCTTACAGTACATTATGTGTACCGGGATATACGAGATTATCAGATAATCCAGAGGTAAAAATTGCGGTAGATAAAATTGCAGATTTAGTATCATCAATGACAATACACCTTATGAAAAATACTGATAAAGGTGATATTAGGATTAAAAATGAACTATCCAGGAAGATAGACATAAATCCATATCATCTCATGACACGCAAAGCGTGGATGTATAATATAGTCCATACTTTACTGCTAGAGGGTAAAGGAAATAGCGTGGCACATCCGAAAGTATCAGGTGGATTGATAACAGATCTTAAGCCATTCAAACCGTCGAAGACAGCATTTTATGAAACTGAAGACGGATACAAAGTGACTTATGGAAATCAAACTTATAACCACGATGAAGTATTGCATTTTATCATTAATCCGGATCCAGAAAAGCCTTACATGGGGCAGGGATATCAAGTTGTTTTAGGTGATATTGTTAAAAATCTAAAACAGGCCACAGCAACTAAAAATGCATTCATGTCTGATAAATGGAAACCTTCTGTTATTATTTCAGTTGATGCAATGACAGAAGAGTTTACCTCAAAAGAAGGTAGAGATGCAATACTTGAAAAGTATGTGGATGATACCGGAGGTGGAAAGCCTTGGGTTATACCAGCTGACTTAATTAAGGTTGAACAGGTAAAGCCATTAAGCCTCCAAGATTTAGCTATTAATGATGCAGTAGAAATTGATAAAAAGACGGTAGCAGGAATAATTGGAGTTCCTGCTTTTTTCATGGGTGTTGGTGAATTTGATAAAGAGGAATATAACAATTTTATCAAAACGAAGATCATGTCTATTGCATTAATAGTTCAACAAGAATTAACAAGAAAACTCTTAATCAGTCCAGACCTATATTGGAAGTTAAACGCAAGGAGCCTTTATTCTTATGACATTAAAGAACTGTCAGAGGTAGGATCTGATTTATTTGTAAGAAGCTTGATGCTAGGTAATGAGGTTAGAGGGTGGCTAGATCTTCCTCCGCTTGAAGGGTTGGACGAAAGAATTATCCTTGAAAATTACATCCCTGCAGGAATGATAGGAGACCAAAAGAAACTGAAAGGAGGCAAGGAGGATGAATAGGGACAAGGTTCAAACAAGAAGTTATCAAACTAATTTCAAAGCCACAAGAGCAGAAATTGATAATGGTGAGATGTATATCGAAGGTTACTTTTCCGTATTTGGAGTAGAAACAGAATTATGGCCAGGAGCTTACGAGGAAATATCACCAGAGGCTTTCAATGAAACCATGGGTAATGATATAAGAGCTTTAATCAACCATGACACAACTCTTGTGCTTGGTAGAAATAAAGCCAATACACTCGTATTGAAGATAGACAGTCACGGCCTGTGGGGGCGAATCACAATCAATCCTAACGATTCGGACGCAGTTAATCTATATGAGAGAGTAAAGCGTGGGGATGTAGATCAATGTAGCTTCGGGTTTAATATCCTATTAGAGAGTACAGATTGGAGAGATGATGGAACCGTGAAGTGGACAATCACAAAAATCGATCTTCATGAAGTAAGCGTGTGCACCTTCCCTGCATATGAAGAGACAGGTGTACAAGCTAGAATGAATGAAGTGGAGCAGCATAGGGAAAGACAGTTAGTACAACGCAAACACCAATTGAAAGAGAGGTTTAAGAAATGGCACTAAGACAATTAATGTTAAGTAAAAAGATTGAGCAAAGAAAAGCTAATCTTGCTGAGTTAGAAGCGCAGGAAACTGCATTGTTAACACGAGCAGCAGAGCTTGAAACCGCGCTAGAAGAAGCTACTACAGATGAAGAAATTGCAGCAGTAGAAACAGATGCAGAAGAAATCGATACTGAAAAAGCCGGTATCATCGAAAAGAAAAGTAAACTCGAGGGTGAAATCACAGGCCTTGAAAAAGAGCTTGAAGAGTTAAATGCAAAGGAGCCAAAAGGTGATCCGGAGCAACGCAGCAATGAAAATAAAAACCATATTAGAGAGGATGGTACACAAATTATGAAGAGATACAGATTTTTCAAAGACATGACGAGAGAGGCAGTAAAAGAGTTTTTCACCCGGAGCGAAGTAAAGGAATTTATTGATAACATTCGTTCGATTAAGACAAGAGGTGTTACAAACGGAAACTTAACAGTTCCGGAAGTGATGTTTGAGATGCTCAGAAATAATCTTGAGACTTATTCCAAGTTAGCTAAGTACGTAACAGTAAAACCGGTTAGCGGAACCGCCAGACAGAACATTATGGGTGCATATCCCGAGGGTGTGTGGATGGAAGCAGAAGGTGAATTGAATGAGCTTGACATGGCACTGAACCAAATTGAAGTAGACGGATTTATGGTTGGCGGTATCTTATGGATCCACAACAATCTGTTAAAAGACAGTGACGAGGCATTAGGCAGCGAGATCATGGAACAATTAGGAAGAGCAACCGGAAAGGGTACAGACAGAGGTATCTTATACGGAACAGGCGTTAAAATGCCGTTAGGTATTGTAACCCGCTTGGCTCAGACTGCAGCTCCTTCGAACTGGGGGGCACATGCACCTACATGGACAGATTTACATACATCCAACATCAAGAAGCTTAACATTAACGCTACAACCGGTGCTGCGTTTTACGCTTCGCTTGTAGAAAACCTTGGTATTGCAAAGCCTGATTACTCTGACGGCAAAGCATTCTGGGTTATGAACAGAAAAACACATATCAATCTTATGACAAAGGCGCTTGCTTTTGATGCAGCTGCAGCGTTATTGGCTGGAGTTAATAATCAAATGCCGATCATCGGAGGCGATATTGTGGAGATGGAGATTGTTGGTGACAATGAAATTATCGGTGGTTTCGGATCAGTTTACTTATTGGCAGAGAGAGAAGGTTCAATGATTGAAAGTTCTGAGCATGCAAAATGGGCGCAGAACCTGACCGGGTTCAAGGGATATGCTAGATACGATGGTATGCCGGTATTTGGCGAAGCTTTTGTTATTGTATCATTTGATAACACTGATGCAGCAACAACAAGTACATTCCCGATCGATTACGCTAACACAGCTCTTGGAGCATTAGGAGTTACATCAGTTGCTGGCACATTATCAGGTGACACATTGATCACGGTAACCGGCGCTGAAGTATCTGGAACTACTTTAGGTTATAAGGTAGCTGGCAAGGCTGCATCAGTAGCGTGTGGTGATGCTAATACAGGATATACCGTGTTTACAACACCTGACGATATCACAGCGGCAACCGGTAAGGTTATCACTGTAGTAGAGTTTGATGCTAACGGTAGAGCAATCAAAGTAGGTACTGCTCAGATTGTAGCTAAGGCATAATTTTATACAGTTTAAACTATATAGGGTGGAGTGAAATATCTCCATCCTATTTTATGTATTATGTGAGGTGAGAACATGGAAGTAACAACAGTGGTGCAATTAGTTAAAGATAAAGAGGGTATAAGATCTAGCACAACAAGAGATCCATTTATAACTGCTATTGTAAATGGAGTAATAAGTGACTTGAAAGGTGACCACGGTCTTACTATAGACTTAGAAAACCATAGTCACATCATGTTTATTACTGATTATGCATCATGGAGATATAACAATAAAGAATCTAAAGAAAAGTTGCCGAGGCACTTACAATTTAGACTACACAATATGATTATACATAATAAAGAGGTGGTCCAATGAGTGGAGATAGCGGTGATGCAAAATTAATCTATTTAAAATTAGTAGCAGGTGCAATTACAGAAATAGAAGTAGATGTCTATGTAAAAGAAGTTGATATATATGGTCAAGAATTCTACTCCTCATATCAAAAAGGTATATCTGTGAATAATGCTTTTGAAGTAAACTGTTATGATTTTGAAGAAACAAAGCATATTGATGTTAATACTCAAAAGTCATTATATGCAACAAATTTACTTTATAATGGTGCAAAATACGATATAGTAAGGCACCAGTCTATTAAGAATAGTGACAGAATATTGCTGATTTGTAGTTAGGAGATTCACATGGATATAACCTTTGATTATGAAAATATGATGTATTCCATTGAACAAGAGCTTGCAAAGATACCGCAAACGATAATGAGTGAAAGAAAGCAGGTATTACAAAAAGCCGCTAAAATAATTCATAAAAATGTAGTAGAAAATTTACCAATGTCGGACTTAGATGAAACTGCAACTAATTATGATGGTACTCCTTATGTTCATATGAAAAACGACGTTAAGACATCAGTAAAAGATGATAAGCAAGGGACAATATTTGCAATTATACGCGGTGGAAAATACACAGGATACAAGTGGCATCTGGTAAACAATGGTACATCATCACCGGACAGACCGGCCTTGCATTTTATAGACAAGGCAATGAAGCAATCTGAAAATGAAATAGATATGTTAATAGAATCAATGATAAACAAGGCGGTGCAGTGATGGAGGAGAGAATTAAAACTTTTATAGAAACGGCTATAAGCAATAACACAATACCAGTACTGCCGGATGCTGTACCAGGTATAATTCCATGTGTTACCTTCCATTTTTATTACGATGGCGGTGCTGTATATGGTTCAGGAGTGCCAACAGAAGAAACAGCATCCTGCCAAATAGATTTTTGGTATTATGTAAAATCATCGGAAATTCTAAAAGCAATTAAAGATACAAAACAAGCTATCATTTCAGAAAAGACGTTTTCAAATCCTATCAAGGATAATCTTTTTGAAAATGATAAAAAACTTCATCATACATATTTTACCTTTGAATTAATCAAAGAAAGTGAGGAATAAAAATGTCAGCAAGTGTAAAAGCAAACAGATTTAACGTGAGTAGAATTGTATATTCTGTAATCTCTAAAGATGATGAAACAGCATATAACTATGGTCCTATTAAGAAATTCGGAGATCCAATGACGGTACAGCTTACACCTTCCTATGCATCAGGAAAGTTATATGGTGGCGGTGTTGTAACAGAAGATCACACAAAAATTACAGGTATCGCTTTAAAGGTTGATGTAAATAAAGTACCGATAGAGGTAAGAGCTGAAATCGGGGGACATGATTATACGGACGGAGTATTAACTACGAATAAGAAGGATCAACCGAAGGAAATCGCTATTGGCTATGAAGTGGAGCAGACAGGTGATAATGTAGAAGTAGTGTGGCTCCTGAAAGGAAAAGCTAAGCCATTCGGTAACAGTGTGCAGCAGACAACAGACAATATCAATTACTCAACTGATTCAATTGATATTGGTTTTATGCCTACAGTATTTACCGGTGATATCAAGAAGGATGGAGATACCGCTAACGAAGCCTTTACAGCTGTGGTGGCAGCAGCATTTCTTGATACGATACCTGGCGGAACGTTAGTGGGGGTATAGTATATGAAAAAAAGAATTAATGTTCAACCGGTAACAGAAATAGAATTAGTATTTGAAGATGGAAGTAGCCTTGACATTAAATTTGATGCCGAGGCTATTTCTAATTTTAACGAGCTGGATGGTGGAATTACAGCCTTTATCAAAGAAGATAAACTACCAGAACGATGCGCAAAAATTATTTATGTAGGTGCAAGATCCTACAAACAAGATTTTACGCTTGATGAGGCAAGAAAAATAACATCAGAATTAAGTCCTATAACAATTACTGAAATTGTAAGCGAATTCAATGAAAGTATGGGAGCTGCCAAAAATGGGGTGCAAAGTGAAATGCAAAAAAAGTTGATGGAGGACTTCACGAAGTTGATTATGAAATAGATTTCGACTATCTGTTTTATATGTATTGCATCAAACTAGGTAGAAGTCAAGATGAATTTTGGCATAGCTCTCTTGCGCAGATACTCCAAATGATTGAAATGTATGCTGACGAGATGCAAGTGAAAGCGGCAGCAATAAACAATAATGAGTATAATTCAAAATATTTTCAACCTAAGGAAGAGGTAAGAGTTATACAAAGTATGAAAGAAATAGAAGGTTGGTGATGATATGAGCAATAAAAAAACGATTTACCTAGGCATGGACTACTCTAATTTTGACGGTGGAGCTACAGAAGTGAACCGAAAAATGGCATTATTAGATGCGCAATTTAAATTGAGTAAAGAGGAAATTAAAGCCTATGGCAATGAAACCGACCAGTTAACACTGAAGCAAGAGCAATTAACTCAAAAGATAAATTTGCAGACACAAAAAGTCAATCTGTCAAAAGAAGCATATGATAAAGCTGTAGTAAGCGGTAAGGCATCAGATAAACAGCTTGATAATCTTCAAAAAGCATACATCACCAACCAAACTACATTACAGAAATTGAACAATGAGCTGGCTGAGAATAAAACTAAAATTGATACAGTCAACAAGAGTACTAATACATTCGGGGACTCTATGCGAGGAATGGCATCAAGTTTAGGAATAAACGTCAGCCCAGCACTTGAAGCAGTAGCAACGAAGTTTGACGGTGTTGATGCAAGTGTAGGAAATGCGGTTTTGGGAATCGGTGCTATTATTTCTGTATTTGCAAGCTGTACCATTTCAGCAGCGAATATGGCAGATGAAGTATTAACACTAAGTTCAGTTACTGGAATAGCAACTGATGAACTGCAAAAAATGCAATATGCTTCTAAATTCTTAGACGTTGAAGTTAATACAATGACAGGAAGCATTACCAAACTAACAAGAAGTATGGATGATGCAAGAAAAGGTTCAAAAGAACAGGAAGAGGCATTTAAAACACTAAGAATCAGATTCAAAGAAACCAATGGAGAATTGAGAGATGCAAATACAGTATTCTATGAAACAATAGATGCTCTTAGTAAGGTTACGAATGAGACTGAACGGGATGCATTAGCGATGACTCTAATGGGGAAATCAGCAAAAGATTTAAATCCATTGATTGAAGCGGGAAGTAAACGATTAAAAGAATTAGGTATTGAAGCTGAGGACATGGGTGCTATTATGTCTGATACTGCACTCGAAGACCTTGGAAAAATGAAAGATTCCATGGATAAATTAGACAGTACGGTAGATGCTTTAAAGAATAGATTAGGGCTAGTTTTATTACCGATATTGTCTGGTGTTTTAGATGTTATAGACGATATACCTGCACCTGTGCTAGCGGGAATAGTTGTATTTGCAGCATTGACATCAATAGTTTTTATGGTTGCAAAAGCGGCACAGTCAATGGCAGTAGCAAATGCTTTATTATCGGCATCAAATGTAACACTTGGAGCAACTGGAACTGTAGCAACCGTTGGAATGGGACCACTGCTACTAATTTTACTTGCAATAGCTGCAGCAATAGCATTAATAGTAGGAGGAGCTGTAGGAATTAAGCACGCAATGGATGAGGTTAAGGATTCCACATCAGGAATAGTTGATAATGCAAATGCATCTGTTGCAAACTTACAAAATGCATCAACCAGAACTAAGACATATGCTAAAACCACAACAGGAAAAGGCTATGCTAACGGAACAGATGATTATCCGGGAGGAGAGGCTTGGGTAGGAGAAGCCGGACCTGAGCGTATAAAGCTACCACGTGGCAGTAGAATATATTCCAATGCTGAAAGCAAAGAAATGTCGGGAGGCGATACTTTTATATTCCAAGTAGATACTAAAAATATAAAAGAATTTTTGCAGCTGATAGAAATAGCTAACAATTATAGGCAGGCGGTAAGACAGGGGGTGGCTGAAATTGGTTAGTACAGTTACACTAAATGCTGTCAAGGACACCTATGTATCACTCAATCATCAAAGCTCAAATTTTGTTAACTCGTTAGGGCTTAAAGCCGGAGCTGTCGGATTTGGCAGTGATAAAACAAATGTTTACATGTCATTCATAGCCTTTGACTTATCATCTATACCTGTAAACAAAGTGATTACAGATATCACTTTACAAATATTCTTAACAAGTATGAGTGCGTTGGGAATAACCATATCTCCGGAGCTATATCAAGGTCAGCCTTTAGTAATTAGAGGCAGAAGATTAAACGATTATACAATAGATGAGTTAAGCACATTAACCTATACATCCTTACAAGGAAAAACAGGTATAGATAACCCGTATGCTACTAGCTCTGATTTATTGGATTCATCAATTAATCTTTCGTATTATTCGAATAGTTACATTTCCTTGAAAATAAAGGATATATCGAAAGACTCAAAGTGTATAGTTGCATTTTTCAGAGATGAAGACTATCAGAATAATATAACCTATAATTTTGCATCTATGGAACATGGAGCTAGCTATACTCCTAAACTACTAGTTACTTACGATGATTACGTGCCTCCAAAGCCCACTAATTTATCACCAAACCTAACAACTAAAAATAAAGCAGGGATCACAAAGTTAAGTTGGGTTTTTGAAGATTCATACATGGGGACGCTCCAAGCTTCCTATGAACTTGCTTATTCAACAAATAATTTCAGCTCATCCACAACAGTAACAGGTGCTACGAATAACTATCATAATTTGGCAGCAGATATATTCACCAATGGACAGACGGTTAAGTGGAAAGTACGGATAACTGATACGAATGGTGATACTTCATTATGGTCTGATATAGCAAGCTTCTTAATAGGTGCAACTGTACCTTCAGCTCCAGAGCTATTGAACCCAGTAAATACGATTGTAAATTCTGCTGATCAGATATATTTCAGATGGAAGTTTAAGGATCTATATGGTTACAATCAATCAAAGTATGATCTTCAATACAAAAAAGCCGGAGAAGCTGAGACCACTATCACAGTAACAAGTCAAACCACGGAATATATAATGCCTGTGAATACGTTATTGGGGGGAGATTATCTGTGGAGAGTAAGATGTTATAATCCATTTAATGAGGTTAGCGCATACTCTGAGTGGTTATCGTTTTATTCGATAGGACAGCCCAACGCACCAATCATAAATAGCGTGAGTAATAGCATGCATCCACTAATCAAATGGACTGCGGTAGAACAGGATTTATATGTCATTAAGATATATAAGGGGACAACCACTGTTTATGACTCAGGTGAGCAACCTAGTGCGTCAACGAATGAATATATAGTGGAAGACTTCCTCGACAATGGGACCTATACGGCCGGTGTGAAGACAAGTAATGTTTATGGCTTCTGGAGTGCCGAGACATTATCAGCATTTACTATTAACACAGTAAAGCCATCAAAACCATCAATCTTAGGAAATGTAAATGGATTATATATTGCACTCATTATTGCTTCATCAACTGTTGATAATATAATTTACCGTAAAAGTCAAAGGGAAGATGAATTCAAACTGCTTGCAATGTTAGATGATAATGCATTTATTGATTATACTGCTCCTGCCGGGGATGTACAGTACTACGTTAGATCAATCACCGCAGACGGTTATATGGACAGTGACATTATAACGATGCATATGAGCTTTTTAGGAGTGGTTTTATCGGGACTGGAAAATCAGACAGATTACATCAATCTTTATAACACGAAGGATTTTGACAAAAGAAAAAACATATCTTCATCAAAATCACAATATTTAGTCAATTTGAACGGTAGGACTTATCCGGTGCAGCAGAGTATGCCATTTAAAAATCATGCAGAAAACCATGAGTATTTTATTCACGAAGAGGACTTTGATAAACTGTACAGAATAATCAACTACAATACTTTAGTCTACCGTAATAGCTATGGTTATAGTTTTGTGGTTAGTATCTCAAATCCTATTATTCAAGAAGATATATTCGGTTTTATCATAGCATTTACGCTTACGCGATTGGAGGAATAAAAATGTATGAATTGGCAGCAAGTGGATTATCAGCCCAGCAGGTCATAAAGGCATTACAATCCAACCGGGAAATAAAGTATGAATATGATCTTCTAAACAAAGAAGATAAAAAGATAGGGGCCTTATCCGAAGTGGAGGGCTCCTATTCTTTCAATTCTGAGGCTGTGATCAAGGGTACCGGTAGATTTATATTAAATGAAAAAGAATATAAAAACATCGATTTTCTAAGCGAAAGAATAAAACCATATTATTGCCTTAAGGTAGGATCTGAATGGATAAGGTGGGCCCAGGGAATATATCTTATGAACTCTCCTGATCGGAATGAACAGGATGGAGGTATATATAGAAATATAGAAGCCTACGATAAATCAATTATCCTTAAGGAAGATAAAGTTGATACCAGGTATTTTATAGCAGCTGGGACCATCTATACTGACGCTGTAAGAGATCTGATATTATCTTCAGGCATTAACAAAATTAGCATTCAGGAAAGTAGCCTAGTCCTTACTGTAGATAAAGAATATGAGATAGGTACTAGCAAACTTGACATTATTAATAACCTGCTCAACAGCATCAACTATAATTCGGTATGGTTTGATAATAATGGGTTCTGTGTAGTAAGAAAGTACATTAATCCTAAGGAAAGATCTTATGAATTTGTATATAAAACGGATAATAACTCGATTACAACCTATGGTTCATCTGAGACAATTGATGCTTTCAGTATACCGAATAAATTTATAAGATACGTGGAAAATCCTGAAACGGATTATATGATATCAATATTTATAAACGATAAGGCAAGTAATCCATTATCTACTGTAAGCCGCGGAAGGACCATAACGGATATCGAAGCAATTAATGATATACCGGATCAGGCGACCTTAGATGATTATGTAAAAAGGATTGCAAATGAAAAGAGTAAGGTAATCGGGGGGATAAAATTTAATACATTACCTATGCCTCATCATTCCTTCCTGGATTGTCTATATATCAAAAATACAACCTTAGATATATCAGAAAAATTTATTGAAACAGCATGGAGCATCAATACATCAGTAAATGGTCTGATGTCTCATACCTGCAGAAAGGTGGTTGAACTATGGTAGATGCAAATGAATTAGTAAAATTACAAACCAATCAACCATCTGAAAATAAAGTGAAACTTGCCACAGTATCAGGATTATATGAAAACGGTACAGCAAAAATAACATTTTTTGGAGAGGCAGTAGAAAGCCAAAAAAGCTACAGTTACTTAGCTGGTTATCAGCCGGCAATCGATGATACTGTATTAATGCTTCCTTGCGCTGACACATACATCATTGTAGACAGAGTGCTATTACAATCGGAAGTACCCATTGACCTAGTAACACAATTGGAGATGCAAGATGCTATACAGGATTTTGTTACCGAAGCAGCACTTACATTAATACTTACTGGTTACGCACTAACTGGACACACTCATTCAACATATTCATTGACGGGCCACACACATACAACATATTCTTTAACCACTCATGATCACACCGGTACATATGCTCCAATAACTCACTATCATAGTTCAGTGAGACATGCTTCAGAGACATCCTATAATGCCGGACTTAATATTATATCTAACGGATACCCAGCATTTATACCGAGCTCTAATAATATGGATTTAGGATCTTCTTCATACAAATGGAGGGTAGTATATGCAGGAACAGGTACGATAAACACATCAGATAAGAGACAAAAGAAAAATATAAAACCTATCTCAGATAAGTATGAAAAACTTTTCAAAATGTTACGTCCTGTGTCTTATAAATTCAGGAAAAATCAAAGTAACAGATTACATATTGGATTTATTGCACAAGAGGTTGAAAAGTCAATGGATGAGATCGGAATGACTTCATCAGAATTTGCAGGATTTATAAAAGCTCCGGTAACCGATAAAAAAGGAAATATAAAGGACTATCAATACGGTCTGAGATATTCAGAGTTTATCGCTCTGAACAGCCACATGATACAACTACAAGAGAAAAAAATAAGTAAATTAGAGCAAAAAGTAAACATACTTGAAAATATAATTAAGGGAGGTGGAGCGAATGGTTAATGTGTCTTTTTCGGAATCCGGAGTGGCCACATATGATAAGCATGCATTTTATCAATATGATTATGGACGTACATTAGTAATTGATGGGTTGGAACTGCCGGCAACTGTACAGGTCCATTTTGCAAGAAAAGATGTTCCGGCCGAGATTATGCTAGGGACAACGGTAGATGGAGTAATGACAGTTGAGGTACCTGCAACAACATTACAATATGCAGGTGAATTCAATGTTTACATATTTCTAACCACAGATACAACAGGGAAAACATATAAAACATTATCATTTACCACGAGAAAAAGAGAAAAGCCATTAGACTATGCTGCAGAGGCTGAACCGGGAATTATAGACCAATTAACACAAAAGCTTAATCAGATTATTGATACAGGAATAGCATCCTATGTACCAGATGAGGCAGCAGTAAATGCAATGATATTGTCATACGTACAGGCTAATTTGATTACCAATAATGATGCTGCTACGGTACCTGGTACCGCTTGGGACGCTGTAAGAGGTAAGCAGATTAGGACAGATCTGAATACGCTAAATAATAATTTAGCTTATACAAGAGGTACTATTACTTTAAGCTCTGGATTTACCGCGGTCATTAATAAAACGTGGAAGCAGGGCATCCTAAGGGTAATATCTGGGTCGATAAATGGCACATTTGCAGCCGGTGTAGCACATACGATTGGTACGGTACCGGCTGATTTTAAGCCTGATGTTACACGATGGACAGCAGGGGCTACTCCGTCCGGAGCATCGGCAACGGTTGGTGTAACTGGAACGGCAGGCGAAGTTGTCATAATACCCAAAGATGCTGCCACCGAAATAAGATTCACGCTGATATATTTTACTTGGTAAATAGCTATTTATGGAACAAAATAAAACCCACTTAAATGCACCTCGAATGCATCTGATATACTGCCAACGTTCAACAATGCTACTCCTGAATTATCTGAAATTAGATAGAATATAATGTAGTTCGTTCCAGCACCAACTGTAGCTGTTATTTCTTTGTAGGCACCGAAATTAACATAATTCGCTATGCCGATATGCATACTAGTTCTCGTACCTGTGGCTGTAAAAGGTAAATTCCCAATTAGGACACCGCCTGCCATTCCGCCTTTTGCTGATATCTTGATTGATACATTTATAAAGACCATTTTACCTATACGGTAATAAAATCCGGATTGAGTTGCATATGTTGGTGATCCGGCTGTAGTCGAACCATAAAGCACAGGTGAAAAACTGCTGGATTGCAACGCTAAATTATTATTTATCTCACTAAGAAAGTTATAAAATCAAACAAGAAAGGATGATAAAACAATGATCAAATTGAAATCAGGAGAAGTATTAGAAGTAGAAAATATTTCTCAGCCTTCAGAAGACACTCTGGAAATTACAGTAATCGGTATTACAGATTACAATGCATTCAGAGCTAAATTAACAAAGACAGCTCTATCAGACATAAAAGCCTACAATGGAGATAATTTGACCGGTGACTACGGAAAATATCCAAATGTAGTGTTCCCGATCGGAATAGCAGAGCAGGAAGACGGAACTATTAAAGCATCTGTAACATTAAAAAAAGAAAATGAAACAGAGGTAAGATTGGCAGCTGTGGAAGATGCAGTAGATAAAATGATTTTATCAGAATTGGGGGTGCTATAATGTTTGTAAGATTATTAGCATTATTCAAAGAAGGTAAAATTGATGAAGTATCATTAGATACCGCAGTTTATAAGAGATGGATAACAGAAGAAGAAAAAAATCAAATTATAGTAAGTAGATCAGAGGAGTAATAGGCTTATATAATGTAAAATGAAAGGATGGTATATCATGTAATGACTATCGAAATAGCAGTAATATTATCGGTATTATCTGTAGGGTTTAGTATTTATTTTGGAATAACATCAAACAAAAGAAATAAAGCAAAAGACGATAAACAGGATGCAAGCCAAATGACTACAGTATTAATAAAACTTGAAACCATAGGTAATGGCATCACAAAAATTGAAACTAAGATGGATCGTTTTGAAATTGACCGAAAAGAGGACAGGGAAAAACTAATCAGAGTAGAAGAATCCCTTAAGTCAGCATGGATACGCATACAGGAACTTATCAAAATTATTGAAACAATGAAAAAGAGATCCGGAGAACCGGAAGAATAGGAGATTATATTATGGATTTATCATTTTTAAACGGTTATATTAACCTGGTTGTATTAGGTATCTGCTTATGCATTGGGTATGTTATTAAACAGGGTTTTGATTTCATTAATAATAAATACATACCAGCTATCATGTTGATTACTGGAACAGGTATTAATATTATGATAAACCTTCCAAATTTCAATGCAATTATCGTATTAAGCGGGATGATCAGCGGACTTGCTTCTACTGGACTTTATGAAGCTATGCGAAACCTAATTGAGAAAGATGGAAAGAAAGAAGGTGAAGATGATGAAGATAATTAAGATTAATGTAGATGCTGGGCACGGTTCCAACACAGCCGGCAAAAGAACTCCACCCATGCCAACCTCAATTGATGTAGATGGTGACGGAGTGCATGATATAAAAAAAGGTGAGCAGTACCGCGAACACATAGCCAATGTAGGAGTTGCATCTTTTTTGCTTGAAGAACTCAGGCGGTGTGGATTTGAAACCAATCAAACCGGCTTTGATGACGATAATGCAATGGATGATATTGACGAAGCTCTATCAGCTCGTCAGCGTGCCATAGTTAAAGCAAATTGTGATTATAGTGTTTCTGTACACTTTAACGCATATGGCGATGGAAAGAGCTTTAACAGTGCTGAGGGTATAGGTATCTACATCCATAATCAGTACATAGA